ATCCACATCCCACTTTCGCTCCTCGAGAATGCGTGTGCCCAACAGTGTGGGTCCTACCTTCGAGCGTGGTGTGGCTTGGAAACCTGTGTACGATCCGTAAACCGTCACAGATCCCTCTTCCAGCCAGCGCAGAGGGGAGAACATTCTTAACTGTCCAACACTTTTTTCCTTTGAAGGAGCCGAGATGACCGGTGAGCCACTCTGAATGATGGGTCGGTCAAAATGAGCCACTGCTCGCTCGACCTTATCGGAATCTAGGGCCGATGCCCATACAGTGCCAGAGGCATTCCCTAGCATGTGCAAACCGAGAATGGCGGACTGTGGTTTGTGAACTACAAGTGGCATACCACAATCTCCCACCGTTGTAGGCAATTGAGCGTTACCATGCCACGCATCCATATCTTGGGCTAATCCCTCATGAGAGACCTTGCCTAGCTGCACAGCGGCAACCACTAACTCCTGCGGAGCTATTGTCTTCGCATAGCCTGTATAGGCCGCACGGTACATACCAGCCAATGTTGGCTTGCGGATCAACTGTCGAAGATCACGTTTTGGCGACCAACACATCACCATGAACCAAGCCTGATCGGAACCAGGATCTCGGAAAATTTCGTGTTGGCGGATGACAAAAGTCACATTGGGAGTTGCACCCATGGGTGTTCCCTCAATCAATAGTGAGACCTTGAGATCTCCATCCATGTAGAACGTGTGGTTATTAGTAACCCAGAGGTGACCGCCAACGCACAGCGCATTGCCCTCACGAATCTTCTCGCCGTTGCTGACTTTGATACGCGCCATATTGCGTTGCACCAATTGCATCAACTGGTCTCGTGGTAGCGCTGCATAACTGACATTCACGTCAGTCGTGTCAAATGACGACGTTTGATAGTCATCACGCTTCCACACATTCTCCTTCTCCGTAGTCTTGAATGTACTGTCCGCCACCGATTGGCGAAGTCCCTGTTCTTCAAGTCCTGCATCAGAAAGGACATCATTGCAATCCTCGCACATCTCAAGAGTTTTCACTGGCTTAGACTTACCAGCCTGGCAAGCTTTGCACACCTCAACCCATTGCTCAGCCTTGCGGCAACATGGGAGGTAGCATCGCTTGCAAGCTCGGGTCTCGGTCTTACGAAAGGATCGCCCGATACTCACAACCGTGAAAACCGTAGCAGCAAGTGCAGA